AAATATGGAGATGTAATTGATGGCTACCACAGAGCATCGGCACTCTATGAGCTTGGATTCAAAAAAATACCAGTTACTTTTGTTGAGGAAAACGAAAATCTTGCAATTTCTGAATGGAAAAAAAGCTATGGAAATGTTCCATTCCCATCAGAAAATATTAACGAAGTTTCAAAATCATATCCAAATTTTAATAAACAACCAACCATCCCGCGCCCTATGCGTGGCAAGGTTGGTGAGGCTGGATTTATCGTGTCCGATGTGCAAGAAGGCGCGGCCAAGGTAGCGAAGAAGTGGCTTACTACGGAAGGCAATCTTCCCAAAGAGATGTTTGACATCATGGAGTCTAAGGGATCGCGCACGCAGGCGATGCTCAAGCAGATTGATTTTACGCTCAAAGACCTAGCTAAAGAGGCCAGAATTTTGAATGGCAAGCCTAGGCTTACGCCAGAGCAATCTGGTCAGCTAGACCAATTCCTGCGCGGTGCTACCGATGCGACTACTCTTCCAGAGTCCATCCAGCCAATAGCAAATCAAATGCGTAGGCAGTTGGATAACCTGTCCGAAGGTCTTATTCAGGAAGGCACATTTTCGCAGGAGGTTGGAGCATCTGGCAAAAGTAAGGCGGATGTTATCAGAGAGCGCAAGGGTGAGTACCTAACTCGCTCGTATGAGAAATTTGACAATCCTAAATTCAATGTTGATCTTCTAAGAAAAAGAGATCCCGCTGCATATTCTGTCGCTGAGAAATTTGTCCGAGATCAGTTGAAATCAACAGACCCAACAATCACCGAGGATCAAGTACAGGGCAGGATTCGGGAGTTGGTTGAGCAGGGGCGTGATAAGCCAATGGAATCACTGATACAGGCATCTGGGATTGGCAAGAAATTGGGCATAACAAAGGCAAGGCAAGATATTCCAGGGCAGATCCGATACCTAATGGGCGAGTACGCTGATCCAGTAATCAATTACGCCAGGTCAGCAAGCAAGATGATTAACCTTTTGCAATCCCAAAAGCAGTTGAATCAGTTGAAGGATTTTGGAGTTGCCAACAAGTTGTTCTTTGACAAGCCAACTGGAACTGCTGTTAAGCAGATTGCGGCTGATGGATCAGATACACGCTCGCCACTTAATGGTCTTTATGCAGAACCAGAACTTGTCGATGCAATTGAGAATTTTGAGATGATGCACAAGGGCGGGACGGCATTTCAACTTTACTCGATGGCTAATGCTTGGGTCAAGTGGGGCAAGACAGTTGGAAGTATTCAAGCTCAATTCAGAAATCCAATATCCAACGTATTGATTGAAATTGTAAATGGAAATTTCAACTTTGGTGGAAGTCTAAAACCAATTAGGACAGTTTTGGCTGAGTTTGGCGTGCCGAGCATGGACACCAAGGAAGGCCGCGCCTACTTAACCAGGGCAACTCAGCTTGGTGTTTACGACAATACTGTTCTTAATGAGTTTACCCAGATGCTGAAGGACGCACAGCAGTACAAGGGTTCAACAATGGACTTTGCCGAGGAGTTGGCTGGCAAGAGTGGGAATATAGCAAAGAAAGGTATTGAGGCTCTAAACAGAACCTACCGCGCTGGGGATAATTTATTCAAGCTGATGGCATGGGAGAATGAGACAAAGCAATTGATGGACGGCAGGGGCTTGTCGCGCCTAGAAGCCGAGCCGATTGCTGCCGAGCGGGTCAAGAATACAAGGCCAACCTACTCTCGCGTTGCAAGAATTATTAAGGCCTTTCGATTGCAGCCGTTAATTGGAAACTTTGTATCTTGGCCTTCAGAGATGTTGCGTATTCTTCCCAATACAGTGCGATACGCAGCGGAAGACTTCAGAACGCCTGGTATGCGTGGGTATGCATTCAAAAGAATAGCTGGTCTTATTTTTGGAACATCGCTTGTAGTTGGAGTTGTAAAGCTTGGTATGTGGGCAACTGACTTTAACGGAAGAAAGATGGACGCACTAAGACGCTTTGTCGCGCCATACCAAAAAAACGCTGCTCTTATGCCTACTGGAACCAATGGGAAAGATGTTGGGTATGTGGACATATCCTACACAAGCCCGTATGAAATATTTATGGGACCAGTGCAGGCAGCAATTTCTGGAAGAGATACAGAAGAATCAATCTTTGGCGCAATCAAAGATTTCACAGAGTCGTATATTGGTCCAAGCATTTTAGCTAACTCAATCATATCTGCATATTACGGCAAAGCACCACAAGGAAGGACAATCCGCAATCCACAAGATACTTTTACAGATCAGTCGCTTGACACGATCTCTTATCTTTTGCGTCAAAACGAGCCTGCAACAGTATCTCAAATCCGTAGGATTGGTTACGCTCTGACAGGCCAACCCGACACATCCGTCTCCAAGTATGGTCGCGTGTACAAGCCATCAGAGGAACTATCCGCATTATTTGGTATTCGCCCTCAGTCTCTAAACATATCCAAGGCACTCGAATCAAAGGCATCTAGGTTCAATACGAACATGGCTGATGTTGGAAGAATCTTTACTGAGACTTACGGCGCGGTTGGGAATGTCCCAGAAGCGAATATCCGTGAACAATTTTCCAAGATGGAGAATCGCCGCAAGGTTATGTTTGATGAAGCAAATAAAGATTTTCACGCCTCCATGCTGCTTGGCCTTAGCCGATCAGAAGCAATCTCAGCTATGCGTGTTGGCGGGTTGAGCGGTGACAATGCCTCTGCAATAGCAAACAATAAGTACAGGGACTACAGGATAAGCAAGTCTCTGTCCAAACAGATGCGCCGTGAGTTGTCTCCAGAAGAAATGCAAAAGCGTCAAGACATAGGCCGAGAGCTTATGATGAAGCAGGGGGAATAATGGCTAAGTTCGACATCTCTGGATCTTCATCGCGCCAAACTGGATTAGGCCAGCAGGATCGCAACAACGCAATCCGCATGGAGTTTGAGCCTTATACCAAACCGCCAGAGCAGGCAGCAAGGATTGAACCTATGAGTGAATACGTCAAACCACCGACAGCACCAGAGCAACAGGCTCCTGGTGGACTTCCCTTGCCACTACAAACAGTAGAATGGGAGAGTCGCAAGGATAAGCAGGGCAATCTCGCCGTATATAAACTACCCTCTGGTGATATGGGTGGGAACTACGAGGTGGCTGGGATCAATGATCGCTACCATCCAGAGGCGTTTAAGGCCATATCATCTCTGCCTCCGCAGGAAAGAGCCAAAGCAGCGGCTGAGTACATCCAGGGTTATACCGCTCCACTTGTAGAAAGATTGCCACAAGCACTACAACCATTCACGCAGGACATGGCGTTCAATCGTGGTCTTGGTGGTGCTACCAAATACCTACAGCAAGGATTAAACACGCTGGGCATGAATGTGAAGGTTGACGGCGGGATGGGGCCAAAGACATTGGAAGCAATCAACCAGGCTAATCCTAGGGCGTTGATGCAGGCCGCAAGCAAAGCGCAGTTAGACGATGAATATCAAATGGCTCAAAAGAACCCAGATAGAAAGAAGTTTCTAAATGGGTTGGAGAGCAGGATTAGGAATAGATTGTCAACCTTTGGACAGGGTTAAGGCTTCCTCATGTTGGAGCTTACTCCTCCAGACACAATTGTTGCTCCGCCAGACCCAAAGAAAACATCTCCAGAGCCATATCTGATTCCAGTTTTTCCAGCAAAGATGTCTCCATTCCTTGAAACAATTCCTTTTGGACAAGAATATACGCCATTATTATCCGTATATACTCCTTTAGGAGTTATATAAACATCTCCATTCCGCAATATCAATTTACCATTAACTAATGCTTGGTCGTTACTTAAAATAACAGCAAATCCTTTCTCCCCATAAACTCCTCCAACAAATGCCTCCATTTTGCCAGCATCTTCATCATCTTCAGCCATCACCGATGCCATCAGCATCGCCGTTACCACAATAGTTGTTATCGCTTTCATGTAAAAACTCTGTACCTTAAATAAAGCCATGTCAAACAAATTATCTGCGCGCCAAGTGGGTGCGGTAGGCGTGGCTAGGGTAACTGGTGCATTACTGCGGTGCGGGTACAACGTGCTTACCCCCTACGAGGACTTTGCGGGTTACGATGTGGTGGCTGAGAACGATGGTAAGTTCCACCGAATCCAAGTTAAAACCGCGCAGGTGATGGAGCCAAACAGGAATAGGTATCGGTTCACAACTGCGAGCGGGAGTGAGATCAAAAAGCTGATCGTTGGGGTTGATTACGTTGCATGCTGGGCAATGACCGATGACTTATTTTGGCTAATCCCCATAGCTAAATGCAAAACACTTACTACTAAATTTTGTCCCTCGACAGGCCAAAGTTGGCGGGTATTCTCGAACCTATGACTGACCTAGAGGCGTGGAATAAATTTGAGGATGGGCTGAAAGATGTCACCTCAATGGAGGAAGCGATGGCTTGGGTTAAGAAGAATCAAAAGATTGTGGAGAAGCTGACCATCAGAGCAATGATTCGCAAGTTTAATGATGACATCAGCAAATCGAATAAATCTTGGCGTAATTAAATTTTAGTTGACACGCATTGGCCTACCTCGCTAGACCCGATGGATGGGCAAAATCAATAGCAGGGCGAAGGGTGCAGCAGGGGAGAGAGAGTTAGCAAGTTACTTGCGCGAACAGGGCTGGCAGAAGGCTAGGCGCACACAGCAATACGCAGGCAATCCAGAGGGTGGCAGCGGGGATGTGGTTTGCGCGAACTTTCCATTTCATATTGAGGGCAAACGTTGCCAAGCATTAAAGCCTGAAGACTGGATGGCGCAGGCCAAGCGTGATTGCCCAGAGGGAAAGATCCCCGCAGTGTTCTTCCGCAGGAATGGTCGCAAGGAATGGCTTGTTATCTTAACCGCAGACAGCGTGTGCGAATTAGCTAGACAGATCGCGCCTTCAGATGTGAAGATCGAATATATGCCAACGATTGCCAAAGGATTTTACGTCAACACGCCAGAAGATTTAGAACGACTTCAACCCACAACAACAATAAACCCAAATAAATAAATAAGGAGACACTAAAAATGGCACTAACAATCAGTGAATCAGCAAAACAAGAGCGCAAGCTACCAGAATCGGGAGCAACAGTTGGAATGCTCTATAGTCTAGTTGATCTAGGCACGCAGAAGACCAACTTCGACAACCAAGAGAAATGGATGCCCAAGGTCCGATTGACCTTTGAGTTGCCTGACCAGTTGGACGAGTTCGAGGTAGAAGAGAATGGCAAACGCACCAAAGTCAGCAAGCCGATGGTTGTTTCCATTGAGCAGACCCGCAGTCTTGGCGAGAAGGCCAGCCTACGGAAACTCTTGGAACAATGGCGCGGTCAGACGTTCACAGGCGCAGAGTTAAAGTCATTCAGCCTAAAGAATCTGCTCGGCAAGCCAGCCATGCTTACCCTCGTTCACAAGACTAGCCAAGCTGGTCGCGCTTACTGCGCGATTGCTGGTGCGTCTAAACTGCCCAAGGGCATGACTGCTCCAGCCAAGCCTGCTAACGATCTTGTTTATTACGAGATTGAGCAGAAAGAAGGCGGTCAGTTTGCAGATATGCCCGAGTGGTTACAAGACAAGATCCGTGCATCGAAGGAGTTCGCTGGTGCAGCGGTCACAACCAAAGTTGGCGGTGAAGACGGAGACGGCAACCAAGTTCCGTTCTAAGTTGTATGGCTCTTACTATAACCAGTACATGGGATAATAAGACCGCTAATACCCGCTTGGTCGTTAATGATCAAGCGGGTCATTGGTATCAACAAAATGGCGATTCGGCTCATGTAATTATTGGAGCAAACGGCAAGGAACGTAACACTACAGTTTCCGATGCTCGTAAACTTGGATTACTTCCGAGCGTTACATCAGTAATCGGAATTTTGGATAAACCGCAACTCACAAATTGGAAAATTGAACAAGCAATAATGTCTTCATTGACATTACCAATGGAGGAAAATGAAAAGCTCGAAGATTACGCTCGAAGGGTGGTTAAAGACTCTAAAGAGTCAACAAGCAAAGCAGCGGAGCATGGAACGAGAATGCATCTCGAATTGGAGAACGTCTTACTGGGACGTGCAACCTCCACAGACGAAGTCCTCAAGCCATACATTGAAACCTTTAAGAAGTGGGCCGATGAAAACATTGAGAAAACCTACTGGTGCGAAAAGGCACTTGTCGGCGCAGGCTATGCGGGAAGGTGTGATGCCTACGTCAAGTTACGCGGTATTGGTGACGCTATCATAGACTTGAAGAATCGAAAAGTGAATCCTAGATATTCACCTTTCTATGAAAATTCTGATACGCCACAATTGTGGGCTTACAAAAATGCCAGCGAGAACCCCAAGGCTGCTTGCGTGTCAATCGTGCTTGCATCAAATGACTCCAGCAAGATTATGACCAGAACCTGGGATGACGATGAGTTGTACCAATCTGGCATTGCCTTCCAAGCGATGTTAAAAATCTGGTGCTGGGTTAAAGGCTACACGCCTCCAGGTTGTAAGTTATGAGTGAGGCGTGGGACTTATTCATAAAAATTGCTGATATATTACTTCGATTATTCAATGCAGGCTTTTTCTTAATGGTTTCGTGGTATTGCATAAAGGAATGGAGAAAATGACTGCGCCCACCATAGCCGAGATGGGTGACGAGGCGGCAGCTATAACGTGGCGTGTTATGGGTAAGGGGTCGGACAAGTCTTGCTATGGAGATTGGCTGGAGAAGGATAGGCCAACCCATGATTACCACATCGCAAGAGCTATACGCCACCTAGCCACAGCCCAGATGCAACTGCATAAGTCAACGCCTTGCCCAGACAACAACGGCGAAACTGCCACCGATCATTTAGAGCGTGCATTGGTTCGGTGTTTGTTTACGCTCGCACAAATAAAGAAAGAGGTGACAAGGTTATGAAGACTGAGGTGGATTTTAGCTGGAACGGAGAAGAGTACTCTGCATATGGAACGCCAGAGATTGAGACCATTGAAGAAGACATTGGACCTTGTAGGTGGGGCGAACATTTTATGTCAGAGTCTGTGGATTCAGTAGAAATGTCTGAAATTGAAATCTTGAAAGACGGACAACTTGTAGTTGATCCTGCTAAGGATTTGTTTGATAAAGCAGATGCCCTTCTCTGCTTGAAGGCAGGAGATGATTGGGAGCGTTCTAATTGAAACTCGCTCTGTCATGGATCTGCTACCACATAGGAAACATAATCAGCTTAACCTTGATGCGGTGGGGGTTGGGTTATCCAGCCTACAATCGCCTTATGATCTGGTCTTCAGACCTAGATGAAAACGGAGTCTTATGGAAGGACGCAAAATGAAAAAAGCATTAGTCACGCAAGCATTCGGAGATGAGTGGAAGAAGATACTTGAACTAACCAAGCCGCGCATGGAGGCTTACTGCAAGCGTCACCAGATTGATTTCATCTCGCTAGAGAAGCCACTCACCGATCCTGTCCAGTACAGTAAGTCGGCGATTGGAAACATCATGGCAACGAAGGGATACGAACAAGTCACGTTCCTAGATGCTGATGTCCTGGTTGCAGCCGATTGCCCAGACATAGGCGAAGACGCTGGCGTGTTCTGTGCCTTTGATGAGGGAGCGTTCTTAGATCGCAAGCTGGCTATGGGGCAGTTGGCTGGTGCTTTCGGCGCAATCATAGACCCGCGTTTCTACGTCAACACTGGTGTGTTTGTTATCTCCTCCAAGGCAGTAGGCGCACTGTCTATGCCACCACTAGGACTACTACCAAACCACTTCGCGGAGCAGACCTGGATGAACATCATGGTGCATATTTGGAACATCCCGCTAACCGAGCTTGACCCTGTTTACAACTGCATGACTAGCGTGGAAGAACACTTTGGCCTAGACCGATACAAGGATGCAATGTGCATTCATTACGCTGGGCAGAGTGCTGACTTGGTTAAGTTAGCCGAGTTAATCAAAGCTGATGACGCGAAGCTAGTCGAGCTAGGCCGATGAACTTTGTGCGAGTAGTGCCAGAGTGTGGCAAGTGGCGGCTGCACACCATGAACGGCGAGGCTTTGGGACCGCGCCTAATTGGAGCGCACATAGAAGGCGTGGCTCCTTTCATGGATGTATTCGATACAAAGGATGAGGCTCAGGACGCAGCGCAATGTTGGAACATCCTTGCCACTACTTGCAAGCCTAAGAAAAGCTATAAGTGATCAAAGGCTCGCTAGTCAAGGGAGGATATGACGAAAAGCTACAGCAGTTGGCAGGCGAGGTTGCCTTGCGTGCGATCATGGATCTTCGCACGCTTCGCAGGCGCGGTGTGATTAAGTGTATGAAGATTATCTCTAGGCCAGAACTAGCCAACCTTCGCGATATGCCCGAGTACAAAAACTCGCACAACGTGCAGAAGCTACTAGAAGATTTCCGCAATGGCACTGTTGGCTGGTGGTGTCGCGCTGCTGGTATTCGTATCTGCAACCGCACCTTACTCCGAAGAATGAGGGAGGATGATTATGTTCTTTGCTGATATTACAGGCGTGGCCTGGGCAATCGGATGGGTCATATTATCCGTCTGGATTATTTTATCAATGATCTTATTTGCTATTTACATCATATGCAAAATCATAGAGTTTATAAGAAAGGAACTAGAATGAGAAGAAAGAAACAAATAGAAGTAACAAGCATTCGGGAAGTAAAGTCTTGCGTGCTTGAGATCAACGTGGATGACAAGACGTTCAACGCTCTGGCTGAGGCTGGTAGGATTCATCTACAGAAGGATAAGAATGCGTGCTTCGAGTACGCACTGAACAAGGCATTGCTAGAACTAGCGGATATGACTAAATGAGTGAAGCATTCAAGCAAAAGGTTTTAACTGCTAGCGTGGATCGCTACGTCCTCACGCCTACGCAATGTGCCATGCTAAGGCAGGATGCCGAGGTCATGGGCATGAAGCGTGCGCCAGTACTAGCCAAGGATGGAGTGACTCGTACAGTATCGCGTACACGAACTTGCTCGTCCTGCTGGATTCCATTTGCAAAACATTACGAGTGGATATACAAAGTGATGCGAGAGCTAACAGACAGCATCAATGCCGAGCAATGGCGTTTCGACATCCAAGGCATCCAACAGTTGCAGATCCTGCGCTATTGCCCACTCCAGAAGTTTAGCTGGCACTATGACACCTACACCTCCGAGGCTCCAGTGCGGAAGCTTACAGCGGTGGTCAACCTATCTGATCCTAGCGAGTACCTGGGCGGTGGGTTGCAAGTTAAGGCTGACTTGATCAACGGAAGGTTTATCCGCGAACAAGGGGCTGGTACTTGGTTCCCATCCTACATTGAACATCGCGCTCGCGCACCTATCTTTGGCACACGCTGGGTGTTGGTAGCTTGGTTTACAGGACCAGCTTGGAAATGACGCACGTTAATAATCTGCCCCGCCACCTTTATGTGTCGGTGGATAAGTCAATTATGAGTCAAGGCCAAGTTCAAGGCTTTGAAGATGCGGTTTGGTTTGGCCTGCAATCTGTACCGCACCGAGCTTGGGGTTGCACTGTAATGTTAAAATGCGGTGCGCTTTACCGAGGCTTACCCCTATCGGCAATCTGCCACGATGGAGTGGGACATTCCCACAAGTGGGAGTTGCGGGATGCACAACGCTGGGATTGTTTCGGCTACAACTTTGCTACCATCGAATACGATTATCTGCGGGAGTTGGACTGCTCAGTATGGATTGCCAGCAGGCAGGTGTGGATAGGTGGCAGTTATATGTTTACTGCCGAGCCGTACGCAGATGCGTACAGCTTAGAGCCTAGCCAAACTAAGGCGCACCATTTCATTGCCCTAAGTAACGGACGCATTACTTGCGTGCCTGGTAACAACATCCTGTGGCGGGAGGCATCGTTTACTAAGGGTGATTCGGACAAGCCGAGTTGGTTGCGGGTGCAGACTCAGACTCACCACGCCGAGGAACAACCCTTTGACCATATCGTTACGGAGGAGTCAGCATGACTGTAGATTCAAAGGCTCGACTTAAATGGTCCCGCGATATACTTCTTACTGCCAGAGAGAAGCTGGTAGTAGAGAAGAATCGTGCGGATCGTGGAAGATCAGTTGACATTATCCAGATAATCACGATGGTGGATGCAGCGGCACTAATAGCAAAGGAAATACTGGAGGAAATTAAATGAACACAGAATTAAGCGTAAAAGTTGAGGTTGATGAGATAACTAAAATGGTTTGTGAGCCATTTGATTTTGAATTTAACGGAGAAATAACATTCAAGCTTCCAAGGTTTGATGCCCCGCAAAGGGATAACTCATGGTCAATTGGCCTTATTGTCGGGCCATCAGGAAGTGGGAAAACAAGCCTGCTTAAGGAGAATTATGGTGAAAACAAAAAGCAGGAATGGAATAATTCAAAATCTGTTGCGAGTCATTTTGTAGATTGCGATACGGCCATAAAAAAACTTGGAGCAGTAGGGCTTAATTCAATACCATCTTGGTGCAAGCCGTTCCACGTTTTAAGCAATGGAGAACAATTCAGGGTAGAGCTTGCTAGGTGTCTTAATACAAACTCATCCATTGATGAGTTTACAAGTGTGGTTGATAGGAATGTTGCAAAATCATGTTCGAACTCTGTTCAGAAATTTATAAGAAGTGAAGGACTTACTGGAGTTGTGTTTTCAACTTGCCATTATGATGTAATTGAATGGTTGCAACCAGATTGGTGTTACGACACCATGTCTGGATCAATGCTGCCAAGGGGGTGTCTTCAATGTAGGCCACAAATACGAATTACAGTTGAGCCTTGCGATAGAAGATGGTGGGAAATCTTTAGGAGTAATCATTATATGACATCATCATTAAACCCAACGGCAATAACATTTCTGGCAAAATGGGAGGATAAGCCTGTTGCTTTTTCTTCGTGCCTTCCAATGCCGTCTGGAACAATTAAAAACGCATACAGGGAGCATAGAACTGTTGTGCTTCCAGACTATCAAGGGCTTGGCATAGGAGTTAGGTTTTCCGATTGGGTTGGAAAAAAATTTGTTGACAGTGGTAAGCGTTACTTTAGCAAGACATCTCACCCAAGAATGGGTGGATACAGGAGCAATTCCATATTATGGAAGCCAACATCTAAGAACAAAGTAACAAGAAAAGATATTAACAAGAAAAATTACAATGGAATTTCCGACACATATAGAATAAACAAATTCTCATATTCGCACGAATATGTTGGTATGAAAGGTTAAAAAAAATGAATGTCAGACAAGAAATGATAAAAGAAATAATGACAAGCATTCCAGAGAGCGAGCTTCATAATCTTTGGAAGCTTGATCTTGATGACTTGGCTAAGTGCTATGTCGCGGTTGTTTCGGCAAAAATGTAGAACTCTAAATGAACGTAATTAAAGAATGGATTCTTGTAGGCGCAGGGCTGGCAATAGGAAAGCTTCTTGTATCCATAGCAGTGATTGCAGTACTCGCTGTAATCCTTGCTGTGATCTTTATTATAGAGGAGAAAACCAAATGAAACTCTGGATCAACAACACCAACTCAATTCACAAGGTAGATGACAACCTACTTCACACTCGCAACACGTACGTCATTCCAGACGAGCTTACTGGACCATTATGGGATGACGCTATTCCCTGTCCTCATAAGATTAAACCATATGCCAAGGGCAGAGCGGCAGGCGGAGCTACAGCAGTGTACCGCGCTGGTGCAATCGGTGATGCTGTTATCGCTACTGCATTCGTTAATTACCTGGTGCAGGAGTCGGGGGGAGTGGTAGATGTTTACGCCCCTGCTCGCAACCTTCCGCTATACGCTGGCATAGGTGCAAAGCTGTTCCCCCTACCTTGCACGCTAGAGGCGTGGGATTCGTATGATTGTCACTTACCCACAGATGACCTGTTCAGTGGTCAGGTAGGCAATACCAAACTAGGCACTGGCCCAGGCAACTGCTACCAGCGGGTCTATGAATGGATGGGTGTTTGGGATGAGAAGACTATGGCGAAGTATTGCAGGCCGAATCTTTACTTAATCGAGCCAGACCATGAGGAGCTAAAGGCGATGGGCAAGTGGCCTCTACCAGATCCCTACTTCGCTTACCATGTTTCTTCCAGTGGACCTACCCGCACCTACCCGCCAGCTATGGGGCAACAGGCAGTGCTGGCGTTGCTGGAAGCTTATCCAAAGCATCACGCCGTTATCATTGGCCTAGACAACGCAAACAATTTCAAGGTGGATCACCCTCGCGTGATCGACTTGTTCAACACGACTAAGGCGATTCGTTCCTTGTTCCCTGTGGTTGCCAACGCTGACTTCGTGGTGGCTCCAGATAGTTCAGTCAACCATATTGCAGCGGGGTTAGACACGCCGTGTGTGTCGCTATGGGGAAGTTATGACCCTGCTGACCGCATGACTTACTACCCTAAGAACGTGTCAGTGTTCAAACCCGATACTTGTCCTCACGCACCTTGCCGTCCGCACGCTGGCCTGCCACAAGCGAAGTGTAAGGATGCAACCAACAAGACTCCTAAGACGCAGTACTGGTGCAATGCTCTACGAAACATTACAGCGGAAGATATTGTTGTTGCATCGCACAAAGTGATGGAGCTAGAAGAGAAGTAAGTGAACGACACGGAAGCAACAAAGCATAGGTTTAGATTTGGAGAGGAATGGTACACCATCTGCGTCACAACAGATGATTGGTGGTTGGAGGAGTCCTTAAATATGTCGGACTTAATGATGAAGTGTGGCGAGGAGTTTGCGCTTGAGAATGGGATGAATCCAAGGTGAATTGATGGAGATAAAGAATAATCCAACCCAAACAAATACATCGCATGGTACGCAGGGAGATCCTGCGGCTGGTCCTTCTGTGTGTCGAACCACTTGAAACAAAGATGTAGTTTTATATATGACACCACAACGCATAGCTGAATCAATAGTCGGGGAAGTAGATTGGCAGTCCGAGAACCACGGACTATGCAAATGCCCTGGCGAAGCCGCGCATACCAGCCACACTCGTGTGCGAGATACCACAGTCTTTATTGACGGCGCACCTACGATATTCTGCTGGCATTCCTCATGCACACCATACCGAGATGAGGCCAACCGAAAGCTGAGGCGTGCTATATCCAGCGACCCGCTATACAGGTCAGCAGTTAAGGATTCCTTAATGACTCAAGGTAGCAGTTCGATACCAAGGGCCTTGGTAATCCAGAAAGATCCAGAGTCGGAAGTACTCGACCGCATTAAGACTATCGCGGAGTCCAACAAGCAACGCTACCTCACGCACTACAACTGGGACCCAGCCGATATGTTCGAGGAATCACCTACCCCTATCCCAGACGAGCCACAGGCGCAGTACGAGGCAATGTTGTCGCTGTTCAAGCCAGATGACATAGTGTGGATAGGTGGAGTCAAGGATAGTGGGAACCACCCACAGCATTTCAAGACCGCAAGTGAATGGATGCAGACACCGCCCATCGGTCAGTTTACGACCGCTGGGGTGTTTGCGGCTGGTACTATCAGCCGAGCCAATGAGAATGTTATTACACGCCGTTACTTGGTCATTGAGTCGGACACGCTGACTAAGCCAGAGATGGGTGCGGTGTTTCAACTCATGCGCGATCTATTTAAGATGAAGTTGTACGCAGTTGTAGATACTGCGGGTAAGAGTTTGCATGGTTGGCTAGAGATGCCCAAGCAAGAATGGTTCGATCAATTAAAGGCTTTCCTTATCCCGCTAGGGTGCGACCCTGCTACCTTCAAACCAAGTCAGCCAGTACGGATGCCAGGTGTAAAAAGAAACGACAAAACGCAGAGCTTATTGTGGTTCTGCCAAGGAGGAAAGTAGTATGATTGAACCAGCAGTTGCTTTAGGAATCAAACCCAAGACAGATGAGTGGCCGCCGATTAAACGCTATGATGAATTGATGGTGGAAAAGCTACCAGAGCCAGAGATTCTAATCGCTGGCATCTTGCATCAAGGGGGCAAGTTGTTGCTAGGTGGTGGCAGTAAGTCTTTTAAATCGTGGGCGTTGATTGATCTCGCCTTGTCGATACAGGTTGGGGGGTTGTGGTGGGGGCAGCAGTGCAAGCGTGCGAAGGTGCTGTTCATTAACTTCGAGATCCAAGAGTGGAGTTTCCGTAATCGTCTAGCTGATGTGGTTAAGGCTAAGAACTTGAGCGCAGATCAAGTGGCTGACTTCGATGTGTGGACGTTGCGGGGTTACGCTGCTGACTTGACAACTATCCGCCCCATCATCGAGAAGCAGATTGAGGGCAAAGGCTACCAGGCGATCATTCTTGACCCTAACTATATGCTTATGGGTGATCGTGATGAGAATAACGCTGGTGACATGGCAAATTTGATGAATGAGTTTGAGGTGCTTGCAGTTAGACACAATTTATCTGTCATATTGTCACATCATTTTGGCAAGGGAAACAAGAGTAATTCGGAATCTATTGACAGATTCAGTGGCAGTGGTGTCTTTGCACGCAATCCAGACTCGCTCGTAGTACTTACGGCACATGAAGAGGATGAGAGGAGCTTTACTTGTGAGGTCACGCTGAGGAACTTCCCACCATTAGACAGCTTTGTGGTGCAATGGCACTATCCGCTTTTCTTGACCAACTACTGCCTCAACCCAGACAATCTAAAGAAGGCTGGAGCGCACAAAGCGATCAACGATTCGGACCTACTAAAAGCAATGGGTAGCAAAGCTTGGGTAGCAAATGACTTGGTTAAAACGATGGCAGAAAAGATGGAAGTTTCGGACAGGACTGTTTATCGCTACATTAAGAGGCTGACAAACGCTGGCAAGATCGTGATAGACAACGGCTTCTATTCTGCCAACCAAGCCACTTTCTAGTCGCTGACAGGGTTACTGCCAAACGTACTGACATCGAACCTATGACAGACTGCTAAAGAGAGAAGAATAAATACAACTGCAAAGGAGAGGGGGAAAGGCTCCCTGAATCCGCCTTCCCCCCCAACCAATCCGAAGCAGCCTTGAGCGTGAATTTAAAAAAACAAATGGCATCGGGGTCGGCGTGTGATAAAGTACGCAAATGAATAAATCAAAACCTGGTCTGTATGCCAACATCAACGCTCGCCGTAAGGCAGGCACTAGCCGTCCTAAATCAGAAAGCACCATCAAGCCTAAGATCTGGCGTATGATGAAAGCTAAGAAGGGTACGTTCTGAACCAGGATAGGGATGAGCTAAAGATGGCTCACAAGTTTATCAGTCTCCTTCAACTCGAGAATGCGAAGCTGCATGGAGTTGTGAGACTGCTGGGTGGGTTGGTGGATGACATGGAGGCTAACTGCTCCTATGAGGTGTTCGAGGCGCAGTGGGAAGGGCTGACTACCTATGTTAAGGGCTTGTCAGAGTTCTTTAATACACACCAGAAGGCCCTACAATCGTTGCAGGAGGCTTGCCCTGCGGTTTGGGATCAAGATGAAGTGGACGAAACGTGAGTACCCAAGACTTACCATGTAACAGCCCTAGGCGTACACCTGGGGGGCCAAAAAAGTTCGTAGTCCGAGCCTGTAAGGATGGTGAGAGCAAGACAATCCGCTACGGAGACCCCAAAATGACCATCAAGAAGGGCAATCCAGACCGCAGGCGTAGTTTTAGGGCGAGGCATAAGTGTGACAGCAACCCACCGAGTAAGCTGACCCCACGTTTTTGGTCATGTCGAAATTGGTGAGACTTGTGGCTAAAAAAACACGCCACAATGCCCCGCAATCGCGCGAGAATACCCCTAGAAAGCGTCTTAAAGCCAAGACTGATGCAGTGGACGTTCCAAACAGACCTCTAGGCAACCGAGCGTGCTGTTGCCGTATTGGTCGCTAGGCTGCCGTTTATATAGCCCTTATAGGGCATTCTTATACTCCCCTTATAGGGCTCACGCTCCCGCGACTACGCCTCCGTTTGACCTCTGTCTTGCCGTTCTCTAACCGCCACTTTTGCCAACGCTCCCGTTGTCTCTGCGCTACCATTTGGTAATGCTCCCGCGACATCTTGCGAGCTTTGGTAATTCCTGTGACGCTCCCGCCTTTTCGTCCGATGGTTGCCATGTATTCTTTTATGATTTGGTTTTTATCCATTCCTTATATGCTCCTTATATGCACTACGCTGCCGTTTGAATAGCCCCCAAGCGTGAGCCATTGCAAGACAATCCCGCACTAAGGGTTGAACTTGGGCGGGTTAAAGTTGCTTACTTATTCTTTTTAACTTCCAATTGCAGGTTCTCCAATGCTTGTCGCATACCTTGAACAAGGAAGTTGGCGTGCGCCAACTT